TTAAATCCCTCCTTGTCCTCCATGACCGCCGCTGATTTGACGTTCCAATTGGCTCAGCATCCGCTTGGTCTCCGGGGACCAGGAAGGGGCTGCCTGCTTCCGATCTGCTTCGCGGGTCGCCGCGATCAGAGTGCCGTATAGGACTCGGCGCTGTACCTGATCCAGTCTTCGCTCGGCAAGCTCCGGCGTTACCTGGAATTGTTCTGCTATAAAGGGAATCGCCTCACAGTGCTGATCTGGAATGCTAAGTCTCGATAGCATATAGAAAGGGACGGCAGCATAGAGGACAAATTGCTCGGCTTCCGTCTCCTGTGCATGCTTGAAAAGATGAGGCATGACCCGCTGATCCCCGGCATGGCGCAGCACATGGCATAGCTCATGGAAGAAGATAAGTCGGGCATTGAGCTCCTGCGTCTGCTTATTCAGAAAAATCACTTTATCCTCGTTATCGGAGAAGGAGGGACAAGCCTCGTAGATCAGCTCCACGCCAAAGGCCTGGGCGATATGATCGATATCTAGCTGCTCTGGAGCCATAATCCCATGACTCATATATTCCGTGCTGATCCATTGCTCCAGAGGAGTTTCCTGGTAATAGGAGAATAACATAAATCCACCTCGAATAAGAATGTATGTTCGCTATGTATTGAAAATAATAGCCCTTCTACGGTAAGGGCTGGATTAAGCTTCCATGATTAAAGATTCTTCGTCAGAGACCAAGAATCCTCTATATTATTTTGATTCGGCATCCTCTTTATCTGTTTGGTCTGTATGCAGCAGCTTCTTCTTCTGTTCACGGTACGCCTTCAGAGCTGCTTCCATCATGGCAATTTCATCATCGGTATAACTTTCCGGACCACCATAAAAAGACATATTGGTGGCTGCTTCCTTCATAGGCGCAGGGTCCTGGGTCCGGCCTAGCAGATAGTCCCCACTGGTGTCCAGCGCATCGACAATTTGGCGCAGCGACTCCGGATCAGGCTTGCGGTCATTCGTCTCATAACGCGACAATTGGACGACCGTGAGCCCGGCTTTGGCGGCCAGGTCCTTTTGGGTAAGTTGCTTTAATTCTCTGAGATATTTAATACGATCACCAAGGGTTTGCATAATGACTCCTCTTTCACCGTTTAGACTATTATAGCATAAGGTTGCCAAAATGGTAAGGTATATTTGCAGAATTACATAGATTGACATTACCGAAATGGTAATATATAATCGAGATATAGTTACCGAATCGGTAAAAATGACTGAAGAAGGGGCTGAGCTGTTGCAAGTATAAAGTGATAGTTGAGAAAGAGTTCGAATAGTAGCCTTTTATAAGTTACCAAAATGGCATTAGCTTTTCAAGTGATCTCATTATTATATATAGCTGTGAATCTTGGGAGGGATTGAAGTGGCGAAGCGAAACACGAATATTTATCTGACTGTATTTGATAATCTGCCCATTCATCAGGCTGCGACCAGAGCGGCTGTCGAACAGCGCCTGGAAGAGGTGCGACATTACCGGCAGGTCGGCTTTATCCGCCGTGAAGCAGGGATAACGGCCAGTTACGAGCCAAGGTATCACGGGAATACCAATCAGATCAACAAGCCGTCGGAGCATCTGGCCATCTCGAATGTGGATCGGGAGGCGGAACTGATTCGCAAATCTGAGCTGCTGGACAAGGCGATGGACAGTTTATCGGTGGTGCAGCGTGAGGTTATTGAACGGAGCTATCTGAGCCGCGAGGCAGAATATGATTTCATCAACTGTGGTGAGATGGGGATCAGCGATAGAACCTATCGACGGATCAAGGCGAGCGCGCTTCGCATTCTGGCGGTGGCGATGAAGCTGGAAGTATATGAAGATGAGGTGCCCGGGAGGGTAAAAGAATATACTGAGCGGAGAAATACGAAGCATGTCGTCGGCTGAAATGCCGACTTTTTTCATGATTTCATAAATAATAAAACAGGAACATATGTCCGCATTTTGTCCGCTGAATGTCCGCTGACTAGCTTTATAGCATGTTAAATTGGTATTGAGCCATACCACCCTTATAAACAGGAGAGTCGCTGAAGCATATTTCAGCGGCTCTTCTCTATTTATAAGGAGAACATTGAAAAAGGAGATTTATGTGATGAAAAAAGTATTGTACGTTCCGCTTGATGACCGTCCTGTGAATCTGGATGATGTGGTCAAGCAAGGTCAATCGGCAGGTCTGCATTTGATTACACCCCATGAGGCCGACATTCGGAATCGCCTCGATTCTGTAGCGGATGCTTCAGGGGATCAGCTTCTCAGCACCTCTTCCCCGGTCTTCGGGAATACAGCGAAGATTCGTCAGTTCATTCTGGACCATGCGGCGGCGGTCGACGGCTTCATTATTTCGACGGATATGCTGGCGTATGGTGGACTGATTGGCAGCAGGCGATTACGGGCGGATGGAGGAGGAGCCTATCCGAACTATGACGCTACTACTATTCAGCTACTCGATGTCATTCGTAAAATCAAACAGGACTATCCCCGCAAGCCGATCTATGTACTGGATACGATTATGCGCCTGGCTACAACGACCTATACCGAGGGGCTTACTTATGATACCTATGTGGAATCCCGCAGCTTCATGGGCCAGCCACGCAAAGCGTATACGACCTTCGACGATATTCTGAATGGTTATAACACATCAGATGATGACACACAGTACGGGGATACCACTGAGTTTGATAAGACAGCCTACTACAACACCCGGCAGCATAAATTCAAAACGAATTATTACGTGCTGGATCGGCTGGTGCGCCAGGGGTATATCGATTTTCTGGCTATTGGCGTCGATGATGCCAAGACAGAAGGGGTGCAAATTAATGAAATCCGCTTTGTGGAGAACTACATTAACCAATCACTTGGAGGCTGTGAGGGACAGAATCCGGATCGAGCAGTTATTTTACCTGATGCAGACGGTCTTGGTCATTCCCTGGTGGCTCGTATGGCCCATCAATTGCATCGGAGAAGGACCAGAACTAAATTTGCGGTTCGATATTATGGCCCTCATGGTTCTACGATTATTAACCCTTATGAATATATGAGTGTACATGATAATATCCTGCGACATATTGATATCATCGGCGGTCAATATGTAGCTCATTGCCCGGATATCGAAATTATTGCCATCACGAGCTCTGCTGAAGTGACCAGTGCGATGAACCAGATTAATACGAATGGAGCCCATGGCATTGCGACGGTAGTCGTTGATTTTGTGGGGCAAGGGGCTGCGAATGCCGCCGTAACGGAAGCTTTGCTGGAAAGCCCATACACAGGCCGACTCTTGGGATATAGTGGCTGGAATACAGCCGGGAATAAAATCGGAATTTCGCTAGGGATGGGCGAGGCGCGTTACTCATTCCTGGTCTCGGAGACAAGGAAGAAGGCGCTTGGAGCAGCTGTCAATGCCCACGGATCACTGCTCTTCAAGCGCTTCTTGAAGGATTACTTCTATAAAGCGGTGGCCATTGGCGAAATTCGGACTTACTCCCGCAGCCACGGCAAATACAGCAATCTTCCGCAGGGGTTTACGGATCAGAACATGCTGTTGTTCAACCCGCCGGAGGATTATGAGTATATGCGCGGTGTACTTCGCGATCGGATGCAGACTCATGTAGCGACACTGGGAGGCAAGCCAGCCTTCTTGATCGGCAGTCCAGATTGCGCCAGGAATATCAAGCAAATCCGCGGAGCTTCAGGGAGTCTGGCGGGTTATAGCAGCGTTGTCCTTCCCTATGAAAATCCAGACTTTTTATGGGGGCGCGCTTTTGAAATTACGTTGAATCCTGAGGTCACTTTGCATTAATCCCACTCAAAAAAACCTCCTATCCTTCTTGACGGTGGGTAGGAGGTCCACATTCTAAACCCCGGAAACAGGAATCTCATCTTTTTTGAAGACCACACTATCGATTTTCCAGAGCCCATCGATATTGACTAGCTGAGCCTGTCGAGTCATCGTCACCAAATTCCCATGTTCGTTCCTTCCTATATCAATCGCTTGTGAGAATCGCCCTGTTGTCATGCTTGTGTAGAAGGCTGGGGAGGTAAGATCCTTAAATTCGTACTTATTCTGCAGCCCCTTATCCTTAATGATCAAATTAATGAATTTATCCGTGAAGTAGGGCTGGAAATACTCGCGAACCTGCTTCATGGTCGAAATATCATTAGCCTCGTTCAATTTATCGGCCAGCTGCTGTAACCGGATCATCGTGGCTTTTTGCGCGGCAGAGGGGGGTTCCACTTTCATACTTATCACAATCTCTTTATCTTCTAAGGCAATCGCTGCTTGCTTGAGCTTCTGATCCCAATTCACGTCTGCCCCGAGGGTCTGACTGACAAAACGCAGCGGCACATAAGTCGTTCCCCCATGATCCAGTTGCGCCGGAACATCGAGCATGACCTCGGCTTCATTAACTTGAACCTGATTGGAATTCACTCTTAATTGTATGGTGGTGTCATCTTTGATAATGGTAATCAGCTGGTCCTGACTTTCCCATTCTACCCGAGCGCCTAAATGCTGGGATACATCGCGTAGAGGAATGAGCACCCGATTATTTTGCAGCTTCCCATTGTCCAGTTTCACAGCGGCAAAACTCGCAAAGCTGGAGGTCGAAATGGCGGAGATCGCCAGTAGGGCCGAAGCAAGTATGGATAAGATCATTTTTTTCAGCATATGTACCTCCAAAGTCATAGAATGAATAGCCGTCTATATTATAGACGTGATGAACAGCAAAAGGGTTTCTAGTCATTTTGTCCTGTACCAAATTAACTAAATCTCAGTAGAATGCAAAATACGAACATATGTCCGCTTATTGTCCTCTGCATGACCGTTCATTTCCTTTTAGGCGTGTTAAATTTGTATTGTGAGAATCAGGCGGACGGGCCATGAAGCCCGATTCGCCGATAGAACGAGAGAAGTCGCTGAGCTAATTGCAGCGGCTTTTCTTATTTGGGAGGGTAGCGAATGCCAATCAGCAGAAATAACAAAAATCCGCCCGCAGCGCCTCTCACCGAGACGGAGTGGAAGCAGCCCGAGCTGTGCATCAGCTGTATATGGGGGCGGCTCGAAGGCACGAAGCAATTTTGCAGCCTGCCGCGGTGTGTGGTGGAGGATAAAGGGATGAAGGGAGCGAGTGCATGATTGAGGTAAGCCTCGATACGATTCAGACCGGAGTCATCCGGTCGCTAGCTGAACGTTTCCCGAAGATCCCGGTGTACAGCGGGAGGATCGCGAAGGCCGAAGGGCCTTATTTTTATGCCGAATTGTTAAAAACATCTCAGGAGCAGGAGCTAAATCTGCGCTATCACCGGGTTTGTTCATTTCAAGTGCAGTACGTGACCAGGGCTGAGCCTGAAAGTCTCGATATGTCAGTGCTTGACGTGGCGGAGCAGCTCTACGAATTATTTCGAGAGCTCGATATCGACGGTGCCAGATATACAGGGACGCAGATGAGGCATGAGGTCCGGAATGGGATATTGCATTTTGACTTTAGCTTTCATTTCCTGGTCTGGCTCCCGCCGGTGGATGAATCCAAAATGAGAACGCTCAAGGAGGAGGGGATTCTGAAAGATGGAAGCAAACAAGAAAACTAAGCAGGTGAAGGATCTGGATGCAGCAGCGGATATGTCAGCTGAGGCACAGACGGAGGATCAAGTGCGTTCGGAGGTCAGGTACTCGAAGGCACAGTTTCTGGCTTCGCAATTTTATCCCGGCGTGCTGAAGGATATTCTGGCGGTCGTGCTGGAGGATGGAGAGCGTTACACGAAGCTGGAAGCAGAAGCGAGAATCAATCAATTTAAACATAGAGGAGTGAAGTAAAATGGCGGGTGGAACATTTACAGTTCAGAACAAGGTAAGACCTGGCGTTTATATTAATTTCAAATCGGAGGCAAAATCGATCGGCGCTCTTGGAGAACGCGGGATCGTTGCTTTTCCGGCACCCCTTTCATGGGGGAAAAGCGGGATTACCGTCTTGCATAGCGAGATCTTCCTGGAGCAGTGCTTGCCATCACTTGGCTTCCGACCAACCGATGCAAGGATTCGCCATATTACGGCGGCGATGGCCCATGCCAGCAAAATTCTGATTTATCGTCTTGGGGCAGACAGTGCCGTTAAGGCGACGGCTAAGCTGGGGAGCCTGACAGCAACAGCGAAGTATGGCGGTACGCGCGGGAATGATCTGCAGATCGTCATTCAGTCCAGTCTGGACTATGAAGGCTTCTTCGAGGTGAAGACGCTGCTCGATGGTGAGAAGGTGGATGTGCAGACCGTTGAAACGGCCGAGAAGCTGTTGGCGAATGAGTTCGTCGAGTTCGCGGGAAGCGGCGCATTGACGGAGACCGCAGGAACTTCTCTGGCAGGCGGAGCGAACGGCAGCGGAGGTGCGGGTGAATATTCCGATGCACTGGCTGCGTTTGAGGCAGAAGATTTCAATGTTCTCGGTATTCCAGTGGACGATAGTGCTGTGAAGCAGCTGGCGGTCGCTTATACGAAGCGTCTGCGCGAGCAGGAAGGCAAGAAGTTCCAGACGATCGTTCATAACTACCCTGGAGCCGATTATGAAGGCGTCATTAGTCTCAAGAACGGCATCGTTACTGCTGATGGCTTGACGGTAGAGCCTACCTACCTGCTATGGGAAATCGCGGCGATGGAAGCGGCGGCCAATGTGAATGAGTCGCTGACCTATACGACGATCCCGAATGCGGTTGATGTAGCGCCGAAATTTACAAATTCCGAGATCGTACAAGCCTTGAACAAGGGTGAGATGGTACTCAGTGTGGTTAATGGGCATGTAGTCATCGAACAGGACATTAACACCTTGACTTCCTTTACAGCCGATAAGGATAAGAAGTTCAGCAAGAACCGGGTGCTGCGTGTTCTCGATTCGATGGCGAAGGATATTCAATATATCTTTAGCCAGAACTATGTTGGCAAGACGGATAACAATGCGGACGGACGCAATCTGTTGAAGGGTGAGGTTATCAGTTATCTGGATAACTTGCAGGGAATCGGAGCGATTCAGAATTTCGATTCGCAGAGTGATATCGAGGTGCTGCCGGGTCAGGATGTAGATGCAGTCTGGATTCAGCTTGCGGTTCAGCCAGTCGATAGTGCAGAGAAAATTTACATGAGCATTTCAGTTCAATAAGGAGGGACAGACCATGGCATTTTTCAATAAACAAGATGCAATTAGCGGTAAACACGGGAAGGCGTTCGTCATTATCGACGGGCGGAATGAGGAGCTCTTCTATGCGAAGACGATCGAAGCGACGATCGAGAAGAATAAGGTTGACGTTCCTGTTCTAGGCAAGACGAATACTCCGCAGCGCTCTGCGGGTTGGAAGGGCAGCGGCACATTAACCATTTACTATGTATCCTCGGTATTCCGCCAATTGATGCGCGATTATATTCGTACAGGCAAGGATTTCTGGTTCGACCTGCAGATTGTGAATGAGCAGCCGGGCAGCTCGACGGGCAAACAGACCGTTATTCTGCAGAATTGTAATCTCGACAGCGTCATTGCGGCCAAGCTTGATGCGACCAGCGACGACATGCTGGATGAGGAACTACCGTTCACCTTTGAGGACTATGACATTCTCGATGCGTTCAATACTATTCAAGGAATTTAAGGAGGAGCAGCATGAGTAATTTAAGTGTATTTTTTGCCCAGAATGTAGTGTCGGAGATTACAGAGGACGTTATCATTTCGGATCGGTTCAAGAATGAAGCCGGCAAGCCGGTGCCATGGAAGCTGCGTAGTATGACGGAGGATGAGAATGAGGCGATCCGGAAGTCCTCCCAGCGCAAAATCAAGGAAAAGGGCATCGTCACCCTGGACACGAACTCGGATGAATATTTGGCCAAGCTCGTCGTGGCCAGCGTTGTGTTTCCTGATCTTAAGGATGCTGATCTGCAGAAATCCTATGGCGTGCTCGGTGCCGATCAATTGCTGCGCAAAATGCTGCTGCCAGGAGAGTATGCGACTCTCCTGCAGAAGGTACAGGAGATTAATGGCTTCGACAGAGATGTCAATGACCTCGCTGAAGAAGTAAAAAACTAATTAAAGAGGGCGACGGTGAGGCGAACTACGCCTACTACGCCCTCCACAAGCTTCGCATTATGCCCTGGGACTTCGTCGAGCTGGAACCGCGCAAGAAGGCCGCGCTGATCGCCATGATCCAGGTGCGGATTCAGGCGGAGAAGAAAGCGGGAAAGAGATGAGTTTATTGGATCTAAGCACTCTCTTAGGAGGGTGCTTTTACTATTTTGGAAGGGAGGTAGAATTCCATTGGCGACGATGACGAATGCCCTTGCTCTATTCGACTCTGCTGCTAACATGCGCAAGCCGGTATTTGATGCTCCGAGCCCTTTTTCGCTGCCTGTAGTTTATGAACCTGAAGTGACAGTGATAAATCCGGGCGAGGCTCTTACCTCAAGGCTGGAAAAACCGCCAATCATCATTGACGCAGAAATTATTCCAGTGGAGGATGAGTTTAAGGAGAATATCGAGGCTAGCGCCAAAGCGCAAGACAAATTAGGTGAGAAAACTAAAAAGAATCTTGAAGATATAGTCAAGGCATTCAAAATAGCGAAAGCTGCTGTAAAAAGTATAAGTTCAGCGATGGATTTTAGTGATGCTTATGTAAATACATTCGCTCGCCTTGATATGATTAATGATCATCTTCAGACGACGCAGAAGTTGCAGGATAAAGTATTTGCTTCGGCCCAGCGCTCACGGGGAAATTACATGGAAGCGGCGGCGGAGGTCAGTCAGCTCGGTCAAATGGCTCCAGATGCATTCAATAATAATGATGAAATGATAGCCTTTCATGAATTAGCGCAGCAGTCCATACGTATGGGCGGAGGCGATCAGAAGTCCGGCATGAACAACCTTACGAAAATGATGGCTGCGGGAAGTTTCAGCGGTGGCGACTTCAGCTCGATGGTGGAGTATGCCCCTATGCTAGCACAGGCGGTATCCGATTATACCGGAAAGTCGCGGGAGGAACTGGTCAATCTGTCATCCAGCGGTGTACTATCCTCCGATGTTATTAAAAACGCAATGTTCGCGGCATCTGATCAGATCAATGAGAAGTTCTCTGAGTTTCCGCAGACATTCGGTGATCATTTCAATAGCATCAAAAACACGGCAATCCGCGGTCTGGATCCTATTATCCAGAAACTGAGTGAACTGTTGAATAGCCCGGGAGTAAGCTCTTTCTTCAGCGGGTTAGAAACAGGGCTAAGTGTGGTTATGGGGCTAATCAATATGCTGATTGACGGTGCAATCTGGTTGGGACAAGTGGCTCAGACCCATTGGCCTATCATGGAACAGACATTGACTACATTAGCTGCGCTGATTCCATTGTTAATTGTACAGCTCTGGGGGATGGTTTCTCCGATCCTGACCGCAGTAGGGGCTTGGATGATGGCAAATTGGCAGATTCTTCTAGTAGCTGCTATAATCGGTCTCCTTGTTGCTGCTATGATCCATTTTGGAATTTCTGCAGAGGAAGTGATCGGGGCAGTCGTAGGCGCTTTTTTCGCATTGTATGCGATTGTTTACAATATCATTGTAGGAATTATCAATGCGGTTGTTCAATTTGCTGAGTCTACAGTAAATTTATTCTTTGAAGCTATTTATTACGTCAAGAAGCTGATCTATGATTTGGCCATATTCTTCATTGACCATTTCTATAATATGTTACTGTCTGTTGAAGAGTTTGCTGGTGGCTTTATGACGACAATTTTATCAGCTATCAACGGAGCCTTGAAAGGCTTCAATTGGTTCGTTGATGGTGTGAATAACATATTCGGGACAAGTTTTAAAACGGCTGAGTTGTTTGACGAGAATAATATCCATGCCCTTAGCGATAAAGTGAACAGCATAAGAAATTCGCTGGAAGAGCCTGTAAAAACGGAGGTTGATTTCGGTCATATTGCGTATAAAGATGTAGGTGAAAATTATGATAAGGGCAAAAGTATCGGAATTAACGGTACAAGAAAAATGATGGATGGGGCAAATAAATTTAAGAACTCTCTCACTGATAAGTTCAAAAATCCGACGGATGGCTTAGATATTTCATCTAGTCCTTATAAACCAGCTTCTCAGATTCCAGGCGCTGCTTCTTCTATGATCCCCGGACTAAACTCCATCCCCAATGTTGGAAAAGTCGATAAAGTAGGGCAGATCGAGAATTCGGTAGACATTAGCAGTGAAGATTTGAAAATGATGCGGGAGCTGGCCGAAATGAAGTCGATTCAGAACTTCGTCTCTCTAACGCCGACGGTTCAGGTAACGACAGGCCCAGTGAACAATGGAGCGGATATCGATACGATCGTGGCTCGTATAGAACAGACTCTGGAAGAGGAAATCGCTGCTTCCGCTGCGGGGGTGTATGGATAAGATGAGTAACTATTCTTTGACGCTCTCTTACAATAACGAGAAGGAAGCGATTGAGTTTCCGGTGCTACCGGCCAAGATCGAGGTTTCCGAATCCGGTAATCATAAAACTTATGACATATCGAAGCTCGGTGAGATCAACGTGCTCAGGAACGTGAAGCTTGCTGAGCTGTCTTTTGAGGGTATATTTCCAGCGAGTTGGTTCCCGGGGGCGAGTGTAGCGGAAGAGAGGTTGTTCGAACCGGAGCATTATGTGGAGAGGATCCAGAAATGGTCGCGTTCCAAGCAGCCGATGCGTCTGGTCTTCACTGGAGGTTCTATAGATATATTCATGGATGTCAGTGTGGAGAAGTTCTCCTGGTCGGAAAGCAGTGGAGCGGTTGGTGATATTAAGTATCAAATCTCTTTTAAGGAATATCGCTTCTATACGGCTATTAAGACGGAGATCCTAGATGATTCCAAGACCGGAGCTAAAACGGATAAAAAGAGCGGCACCGAATCAAAGACTCGCCCGGATACAAGAGTTCAGCCCAAGACCTATAAATTGGTGGCCGGGGATTCGTTATGGAAGGTAGCCAAGAAGTTCCTGGGTGATGGCTCCAAGTATAAGCAGATTCAGAAGCTGAATGGCATTAAGGACAGTGAGTTAAGGAAATTACCGATCGGCAAAATCATTAAGCTGCCGTAAGAAGGGAGGACAACCGGATGCTGGAGCTGCTGCTGGATAATAAGGAAGGCTCTATATGGGATCTATCCGAGCTGGTCACGGACGCAACCTGGAAAACCTCTCGGATCGGCAAGCCGGGCAGCTTTGATTTTTCCTTTATTGCAGCTGATCATATCAAGATTAACAATGGGGATATCGTGAGAGTAAAGTGGGATGATGCACCGATTTTTTACGGTTATGTTTTTACTATTGGAAGCGATCAAGAGGAGCAGATTAAGGTCAAATGCTATGACCAGATTCGATATTTGTCCACGAATGAGACCTATGTGTTCAAGAATATGACGGCCGCAGCCATCGTCAAGCGCATTGCGGATGATTCGGGCCTGAAATGGGGGCATGTCGTCGATACGAAGTACCGCATTCCCTCGATGGTGGAGGATAATCAGAAGCTGCTTGATATGATTTGTAAAGCATTCGATCACACCGTGGTTAATACGGGCAAAATCTATAATTTTTTTGATGAATTCGGGGCGCTGGCGGTGCGTGATGCTAAGGATATGCGGCTCAAGCTGGTGCTTGGTGATGAAGCTTATATGTTTGGGTATTCTTTTGAGAAGAGTATCGATAATGAGACGTATAACCGCTTCAAGCTGGTGCAGGACAATAAAGAGACGGGGCATCGCGATGTATACACCGCAGAGGACAGCGCGAATATCGCCAAGTGGGGACGACTGCAGTATTTCGAGAAGGTCGATGACAATATGAATGAGGCCCAGATCAATAAACTGCTTGACCAGCTGCAGCAAATCAAGAACCGGGAGACGAAGAAGCTCAAGCTCGAGGCTCTTGGGCATCCGTCCGTCAGGGCTGGGTCCTATATTAACGTGAAAATTACCGATTTGGGCATCGATCAATACTACTTGGTCGACGAGTGCTCGCATCGCTTCAGCGGGGGAGATTATACGATTAGCTTGGATTTGAAGGTGATTTAATGGCACTTGGAGATAAAATAAGAAAGCTCGGCAGTGAAGCCGTGGGCGCCGGTAATCCGGTGGCGGTGATGTTCGGGACCGTAGTAAAAGTAAATCCTCTTGAGGTGAATGTCGATCAACGATTCACGCTCGAAGAGGATTTTTTGGTGGTGACGGAAAGTCTGCAGAAATATGAAATTGACCTGAAGCATAAGCACGATACGAGTGAAGCCCCCACCAAAGAAGCGTTATTGGAGAAAGTGGTTATCCGAAAAGGTCTGAAAGTGGGAGACTCGGTGCTGCTGCTACGTGTTCAAGGTGGACAGAAATATGTCGTATGGGATCGGGTGGTGAAGTCATGATACCGATTGGAGGCAACTTAACTCCTGAGCTGGAGAAGGTTCAAGAGACGAGCCGGACCTACAGGCTGGATTTTCAGAATAACCGAATGGCTGGTATGACAGATGGACTGGATGCTGTAAGACAAGCTGTCTATAAAATCCTGCAAACAGAGCGGTTCGCTCATCTGATTTATAGCAATAATTACGGATTTGAGGGACATAGCTTGATTGGCAGGAATAGTGGTTATGTGAGAGCGGAGCTGAACAGACGGGTATCCGAAGCGCTTCTGCAGGATGACCGAATTTCCGAGATTACGGAATTTCAAGTAGATATTCAAGAGGATCAAGCCGTGGCTTCGTTCCTGGTTCACTCGCTTTATGGCGATTTTCGGATGGAGGTGAATGCAAATGTATGAGCATCAGACGTATGAAGCGATTCTGCGGCGGATGCTGGGACGGGTGCCGGAGCAGATCGATAAGCGGGAGGGAAGCATCATTTATGACGCATTGGCTCCTGCGGCGGCTGAACTGGCCCAGATGTATGTGGAACTGGATGTGAACAGCAATCTGTCTTTTGCGGATACGGCTACGGGAGAGTATCTGGAGAGGCGGACGCTGGAGTTCGGGATCGAACGGGAACCGGCGACCAAAGCCAGGCGGAAAGGCCTGTTCTTCGCATCCGGGCAAGTTCCGACAGATGTTCCGGCTGGAAGCCGATTCTCGATCCGTGATCTCGACTATACCGCGATCAGCAAAATCAAGACCGGGGAATGGATTCTCGAATGCGAGACGGCGGGAACCGCTGGTAATCAGGAGTTCGGGACGCTGCTGCCGATCGAATATATCGACGGTCTTGCTCGGGCTGAACTGGCAGAGGTGCTCGTTCCCGGGGAAGATGCGGAGAGTGATGAAGCCTTGCGACGGAGGTATCTGGAGATCGTCAATGAGCAGCCTTTTGGCGGAAATGTTGCGGATTACAAGCAGAAGATCAATGCGATGGACGGAGTTGGCGGGGTGAAAATATTCCCGGTCTGGAAGGGCGGCGGGACGGTGAAGGCGACGATGATCTCATCGCAGTATACGCCTCCATCCAAGGCTTTAATGGAAGAAGTTCAGACGGTCCTGGATCCGGAGACGAATCATGGTGAGGGGATTGGGTTTGCTCCGATCGGGCATACGGTGACCGTTGCCGGCGCGGAAGCCGTCGTGATTGACGTAACGGCCACGCTTATGCTCGCAAATGATACTACAATCGGGCAGGTTCAGAATGATGTGGAGGAGGCGCTGCAGTCTTATTTTGCACAGCTCAGGCAAAATTGGGCCAATGAATCGGCTCTGGCTGTACGTGTCGCTCAAGTGGACGCCCGTATATTAACGGTAGCCAGTGTAGTTGATGTTAGCCAAACGCTGCTTAATGGCAAGGCTGGCAATATTCAACTTACAGAGGAGCAGATTCCACAGCTAGGGAAGGTGAAGCTGAATGAATAGGCTGCTTGAATACTTGCCGGAATATTATCATGATATTCTCGATTTTCGCGAGCTGGCAGAGACGGAGGCTCGGGAACTGATGAGCGTTGAACAGGCGATGGAGCGGCTGCTGCAGGATCAGTTCGTGCTGACGGCCTCGGAGCAGGCGATCAAGCGGCGCGAGAAAATGCTCGGCATCCAGGCCGATCCACAGGCCGAGACCTTGGACTTCCGTCGCAAGCGGCTGATCAACCGCTACTCGACCAAACCGCCGTTCACGGTGCGATACTTGCAGCAGCGGCTGGATTTTCTGGTGGGGGCGGGGCTGGTCATCGTTAGTGTGGATCCGCAGAAATTTATGTTAACAGTGACTACGAGTATGGAGAATGCCGCAGTCTTTAAAGAGGTTGAACATACGATAAGGGTCATAAAGCCTGTAAATATAGTCTATCAGCAGAAGACAAGCCTGGAGGATGAACTCTTATTCAGTGAGCACATCTCCAGGAAAACGATAACCTGGAATTACAAATTGGACGGGGGCTGGCAATTGGGAAGTAAGGCATTTGCTGATCTGGGTGCGGAGGTGGTCGTGAAATGATGATTAGTTCTTTTTTAACGGAAATAGCCAATTATACAAATGGAAAGATAGCCAAGGTAGTCTTGAATGGCAAAGAGGAAATAACTAGCTTCACTCTGAAAAGAGTAAATAAATCAACGATCGAAATGCAGTACATCGTCCCCGCCACCCTGGTGTCAACCATTAATAAAATTGAGCTGAAAGACAGCAGCAACAATGTCATAAGCACGAATAATGTCTATATTCCTATCACCAGCGACACATTGCTTCTACAGAATATCCGAGTGAAGGAGGTAAGCGCCTAATGGCAAAGACAAATTGGAAATATACAGACACCGTAAAGCCCGAAGACATGAACAGCCTTGGCCAAGAGATTAACGATCTGCAGCAAAATACGAAGCTGGCATCCCTAACCAAGCCAGGTATTGTCCAACTATCCAGCGCCACCAACAGCACCGCCGAGGACCGCGCCGCCACACCGAAGGCGGTCAAAACCGCCGAAGACAACGCCAAAGCTTACACCGATGGCAAACTTGATCGTGTGGATCTAACTACAACATTGGGGCCTGGCACGTCCGTGATCAATGTGGATCAGGCTAGTGGGGCGGAGTTTAGGGTGTATGGTAATACGTTGGTGAACTTGCTTGGGAGTTATGGGAATTTTGAGATTGATAGTAATGGGGATGGAGTGGCGGATGGGTGGTCTAAGCCATCAGGCGGAACACGAGGTACCTGTTCTTTGGAGACTTCCGGAGTCAAACACGGACTAAAAGCCCAACGTATCACGTCAGCAGAGAGTGATACAACTCCATATAGGTACGTATATAGAAGGATTACAGCACCAAAAAGCGGATCGTATCATGTAATGATAGCTGACGCTGCTGTTGATGGCGGTCGCGCTTGGATACGTGTATTTAAAAATAACGAAGAAGCCGTTAACCATATAATCTCTTCGTCGTATTCCAGCGTAGATACGGTGCTGTTTGCTAAGTTTGTCGTACCTAGTGACGCTATCGAATTAAGCATTTTGGTGTACAATTCTATAGATACGGGCGTGGTCGGGTGGACGCAATACGACGGCGTGGGGCTTTACGAAGTCTCTGAAGAGCTATACAACCGTATAGGCGTAGACATCACAGCGGACAACATCCGAGACTACCTGCCGCATGTGGATGGTGTGCAGCATGTGCAGGGAGCGTCTGTCTATCATCCTAGTAAAAACTTGTTGCCTAGTGAATTTTCAACGCTACACGTTAACGCCCGGATGACAGCGCCATATGAATTAACCCTTAATGCTACAGTGACTGACCAGTTTTCATACCTTGGCTATATCCCTGCTCTTCCGCTCACTAAGTACGTGTACACAGCAGAGCAGTCAGGGACAAATGGCGTAACCATATTTTGCACATTGCAGCAGTATGACCGGGACTTGAGGCTGTTAAACTCCCCTAATACTACAAACGGGAGTCTTGCTTTTACAACCGTGGCGGGCACGGCGTTTATTCGAATCGTGTTTTACTCCAAAGGTGCGGGAACATTCGTCCTTAAAAACTGGCAATTAGAACTAGGAGATAAAGCGACAGACTCTGAGCCAGCGAAGCCGCAGCACCTCATTATCCCGGAGGTACTCGCGGAGGTTGGTGGTTATCGTGACGAGGTAAGGATCAGGCTAGATAAAGCGGAGTTGATTAGGCATGTTGAAAGAGATGTTAAGCTGGATGGTAGTAGAGAGTGGACAAGTTCCGGTGATAACCTAACTCACTATTCAGGTTTTATGAGAATTAGTACACCTATAGACAATAGGATACCTAATATCGCTAGAGGAACTAAGTACACTGGTAAAGCACTTAAGTCAACTGGAAAATTACTTGGTGTTGATTATTACGAAGCTGACTTGATCAATTGTTATACAGCTACCAGTCAAGCTGGTATTACGGTCGCAAATTCTGAATCAGGTTGGATACAAACTTTGAATCCAACTCCAAACGCAATCAAAGCACTAATGAACGGTTGGAAGGCCACTAATAACGATGGCACAAAATATACTAGCTGGGTATCCATCATAGACGGTAAGCCCCCGGTGACCAACACTGAATCTTATGTAGCCGCGAACAAAGCTCATGGTTGGACTGCATGGGCTACCATGGACTATGCGCTTGCCATACCGGAGATCAAGCCTATTAAGACTGAGGGGACTATATCACTTCATTCGGGGGGAAATCAGCTAACAGTCGAGACAGGCTTTATACAAAGAGAAAAAGCCGTACTGCATTTCAGCACCGGAACCAACAAGTATTATATTAACAGCAATACTCCAGGAACACAGTTGTCCCGCAGACCAAGAAGGATATTGAGTATTTACAAGGAGTCATTCTTCGATAATCGTAGTTGGTCTATTCTCGTAAATAACACTAATAATAATTCATGGGCGGAAGCAGTACCTGAAAACGTAGACCTTAGCAAAAACTACTATGTAACTTATATTACTGCAGACAAATACGACTACACCGCCAACGTCAATCAGCTAGACGTAAGTTATAAAGCGGGCATTAATGCCGCACTCTCTGATGCAGTTAGCAATATATCGGAACTAAAAGCTCAGAACGATCGCCAAGACTTCGCGGATGATTACATCCAAGCTCATGCTGAAGATACGCGGCGGGATTTGGAGTCTTTAATCAGTGAAAAGATTGATCGAACGGATATTAGCCAACCTTTATTACCAAGAGTAACTATAGTTTCAACTGATCAGCCTAGTATGACTAACTTTGTTATTCATGGGAGAACAGAGTTTAACCAGGTGAAAAATGGTAGCTTTGAGGTGGATAGTAATAATGATGGCTTGGCTGATAGTTGGACTAAGTCACAGGCTGGAGTATTTACTCTCGTAAGTACTAATGCTTTGTACGGTGTGAAATCGCAACGAATTACGTCTAGTGCAGATGACACTGGATCAACTCGTTATGCTATGCAATCAGGATTATCCGTAGTAGCTGGAAAAAAATATGTAATTATTGCTGATGCAGTTACAGATGGTACAGGCGTAGCAAAAATGGCTGTATATCGAGACGGAACGACTGCTAGTAACTACGTAGCGGAGACATCACAGTCTAATTCAAGCAAGGTTCATTTTATAAAATACTCTCCATCCACCGACACAAATGATCTTCGAGTTCTTATTTATAACAGTGTATCTAAAGGGATTGTAGGATGGGTTCAATGGGATGGAGTAGGTATTTACGAGCTATCTGAAGAGCTTTATAAGCGAATAGGTGTGGATATTAATGAAACTAACATTAGAGAATATGTTCCGCATGTAGACGATATGCAATATGTAGATGGAGTGGTAGTCACCAAACGAAGTAAAAACTTGTTGCCTGGTCAACCAGATACAATACATGCTAATGCAAAGGTAACGACTCCCTACGAATTATTGCTTAACGCGACAGAGAAATATCAAGCCAGCCTCGTCACCGTTAATGTCAAACCTAACACCCTCTACACATTGAAAGCGAGTATGGAAGCTTCTGCTGGACAAGCATATTTAGGCTACCGTAACTTATTTGCAGATGGAACTAACCAATACCTGGGTGAACTGAACTCGGGGTCTGGAAGATATGTCACAACTTTCACGACTCCGCCTAATTGTACGAGACTTAGTCTGGCCTTTGGAAGTTCTGTAGCGGGGACATTTACCTTTAAAAACTGGCAATTAGAACTAGGAGACAGGGCTACTGACTTTGAAATAGCTGGACCACAACAACTTATTATCCCGAAGATACTTGCTGAGGTAGAAGGAATAAAAGATGAAGTACGAGTAGGCCAAACAGAATCTACCCTTATCCGTCGTGTAGTTACTGGTGTACACATCGATGGAACATATCCAACTCAGCTCAACGGGGACGACACTGGAAAAACCTATCGACAACTTTATATACCTCTTACCAAACTACCCGGAGCTAAACCAAACACTACAGAGCTATCTGGTGTTCGTTATGACGGAAAACGGCTTACATCTATGAGTTTAGTTAAGTTTTCTGCAGGAGATCAGATCAGCACGGGCTCAAACGGCCTTGCAATGTCAGTAAATAATATGGATTCTGGATGGAATAGTTCTCTTAAACCAGGGGCAAATGCGATCAAAGCCTTAGCCAATGGCTGGAAGGCCAACGGAAACAATGGATCTGTGTACAATAGTTGGGTATCCATCCTAAATGGAAAAGCACCCGCAAGCAATACAGAAGCCTATGTATCAGCAAATAAGGCACCGGGATGGGATAGCTGGGCTACTATAAATTATGTGTTGTCTGTACCAGAAATTGAGCCAATTAAGACTGAAGGGAGCATATCTTTAAGCCCAGAAAACAACCAGATGGAAATAGAATCTGGTGTGGTGCAGCGAGAGAAAGTTAAAATTCAAATCAGCGCAAATAAAGCTATGTACTTTATTAATAGCCAAACACAAGGTACACAACCAACTAGAAGGCCTGGAAGAATCTTAACTGTATATAAAGATGACAAGCCTGATCATTCTTGGATTGTAATGAATTCTGGTAGTAATAACGGTACTCAGTACGCTCAAGCCCCGGCAGAAAAGGTAGATCCTAATGCCAACTACTATATCACTTATTTACCCAAAGACAGAGAACAGTATTCAACTAATCCGCTCTATATGATTATTCAATACAAGTCTGGATTAAGCGCTACTTTAACTAATGTTGTTGATGATGTAGTAGAATTAAAAGCTCAGAACGACCGTCAAGACTTTGCGGACACATATATTCAAGCATATACAGAGAATAACCGTAAGGATATAGGTACCCTAACTGATTTGCAGACAACGAATAAGACAAGCTTAGTTGCTGCGATCAATGAAACTTTTACAATTGGCAATGAGCGTAAACGAGAAGTAGTGGACGCCCTCATTGCCTTGGGAGTGACAGCGTCCACGAAAGACAGTTGGGATGAATTAATTAGTAAGATGGCTAAAGTAATAAAAGCAACTGGCAATGTTACGGCCGGGGATGTATTAGCTGGAAAAACATTTAGCAATGCCGGTAAAAATGGATTAACTGGTACGATGCCCAATCAAGGTGCCAAAATAATTACACCCAATACAGCTAATCAAATTATTGCATCGGGATACCATAATGGCAACGGGTATGTAAAAGGCGATCCTAATCTAGTGGCTGGTAATCTTCCCAAGGACGTAAGTATCTTTGGGATTACTGGATTATTAGAACGATTAACTACAGCAGATCGTAATGCTATTATATCAGCAATTGTTGCGAAAGGTGTGGCAGCTAGTGCGGCTGATTCAAACTCGATACTAGCTCAAAAAATTGGGCAGATCAGTATCAAGCAGGCCTCTGGAAATACAGAGGGTAAGTCTATAGAAATTAATAACTTAGATTTTAGTCCAATAGTAGTCATGATTAATTATGGCGGTGGTTTCGAATATTATGATAGCGGTTGGGATAGTAAGTATATGAATGTTTCGGGGGATGCGTGTTTTATTAAAGGAGTTAATAGGTCCCCCGAACTTTATTCATCTACTACCACAGGTAGGGATGGAACTTCTAACTTAAGAGTATCTACTTCCATTACTTGGTCGCCTAATGGATTCACTGTTAGTTTGCGTTCAAATATTAGCCAATCTTATTATGAAAGTTTATATATTCGTAACTGGTATGCATTTGGATTATAGGTTTACGTACGAAATATAATTTTTGATCAATGGATAATACTGCAGCATTCAAAGAAAATGGGTAGCGAGAGTAGCGCTATTGTTGTACAGAATATTCAAGTGAAGGAGGTAAGTGCTTAATGGCAAAGACAAATTGGAAATTAACAGACACCGTAAAGCCCGAAGACATGAATAGCCTTGGCCAAGAGATTAACAATCTGCAGCAAAATACGAAGCCAGCATCCCTAACCAAGCCAGGAATTGTTCAACTATTCAGTGCCACTAACAGCACCGCCGAGGACCGTGCCGCCACCCCCAAGGCGGTCAAAACCGCCGAAGACAACGCCAAAGCCTACACCGATGGCAAGCTTGATCGCGTGGACCTCACTACTACCTTAGGCCCTGGTACGTCCGTGATCGATGTGGATCAGGCTAGTGGGGCGGAGTTTAGGGTGTATGGTAATACGTTGGTGAATTTGCTGGGGAGTTATGGGAATTTTGAGGTTCCTAATGGTGATAGCGGAGTGGCCATCTGGTGGAGTGGCTTGGCTTCTGGTAAATATTCCATCACCTCAGAAAACGTGAAATACGGGTTAAAAGCTCAGCGAATTAATGCTCTGGTAACTGACTCTAACCCGCAAAGAGGTGTAGCATCTGCTTATAAAGGCACACATGCCGAACCTATTAAATTAACAGCTAATAAGTGGTACGTTTTTATCGCTGACTACACCAATATAGCAACCGGAAACGCTAGATTGAGTTTTTTTGATAGGGCAGCCTCTCAGCAACTTGTTGCATCTGGTAATACAACTACCGGCAGCGGAGTGGCATATGTTAAGCTTGCGACCACCAAGGATTATGACAACATCGGGCTATACCTATATAACCAAGAGCCTGTAGGCGGCACAGGAGCAGTGATATGGGATGGGGCTGGTCTGTATGAAGTGTCAGAAGAGTTATACAACCGTATAGGAGTAGACATTACAGCAGCCAACATACGGGACTACCTTCCGCATGTGGACGGTGTGCAGCATGCAGATGGTGTTGTTGTATCTCATCCCAGCAAAAACTTATTACCTAGTCAGCCAGACGCTCTAAACTCTAGGGCTACGCTGACAGCTCCTTACGAAATGACACTTAATGCTACCGGGCCAAATCAGCATACCCACATGTATGTACCCACAGTAAAAGGACAAAAGTATACATTTAACATAGAGGCTACTGGCTTTACTAGCATCACCGGGCAAGACAAAAATGGAGCTAACTTAGTTGCACTCAAATACAGTGATCATCCAGTCCCGCACACTTTTACTGTCCCCGAGGGCGTAGTCCAACTCATGGTCTCACTCACTACTAAGGCTGCCGGAACATTTACCTACAAAAACTGGAAACTTGAACTTGGAGATAAAGCCACGCCGTTTGAACCCGCGAAGCCGCAACAACTTATCATCTCTGAGAAACTTGCAGAGGTTGAGGGTGTACGTGACGAGGTACGAGTGGGATTGCAAGGCGCTACGTTGGTTAAGCGTGTTGAACGGGGATTTGCGCTGGATGGGTCTCTCCCGTGGAATTACGGTGCAGACAGTACCGATGCCTTTGCGCTACTCTTGACGGATGTGTATAGTAATCCGCCATGGCAGGCTCGTAAGTCCCGTGGAATTAGGTACGATGGTAAGGTGTTGGGGAATGTAGGTGTGGTGAAGACAAGACCTGATCAGATGGAGATTTCTACTAGAGCTTATGTTACCGTTGATAGATCAATTGCAGGTTGGACGACAGCTTTACAACCAAATGCGATTGCTCTAAAAGCTCTGATGAATGGATGGAAAGCTAACGGGAATAATGGATCGATTTACAACAGTTGGGTTTCCATTTTAGATGGCAAAGCACCTGCAACAAATACAGGTGACTACGTGTCCAAGAATAAGGCACCAGGTTGGACAGCATGGGCTACTATTGACTATGCACTTGGCGTGCCTGAGATCAAGCAGATCAAGACTGAGGGGGGGATATTGCTTCATCCAGGCGGCAATCAGCTCACGGTCGAGACTGGGATTATTCAGAGGGAGAAGGCGTGCCTACACTACAGCCCGAATGAAAAAGCCTACTATATCAATGGCACAGATACTACCAAGCTATCAAGACGAGTGTCAAAGATATTAGCCGTGTATAAAGGAGCTGACTTCGACAATGATTCGTGGCAAATCTTGACTAGAGCACCTTCACATGCATCTTGGTGGGAGTTAGGAGCAGATAACGCTAAATCTATTAATGAGGCAGCCATTGAACCCAACGCCGATTACTACGTGACCTACTCAACATTAGACAAATACAACTATTTAGCCAACGTCACGCTATTAGACGTAAGCTATAAAGCGGGTATTAGCGCCACGTTATCCGATGTTGTTAGTAGTTCAGACGAGCTAAAAGCTCAGAATGATCGTCAGGACTTTGCGGACATGTACATTCAAGCCTACACCGAAAATAATCGTAAAGACTTAGATTCTCACGCATCAGCAACAACAGGCGTACACGGGGCTACATACGCACCGATACCCGACTCCTTAATGTCCAGGTCAGCTAACGGAAGAACCCAAGTAGCAGACCCAGTATACGGATCTGATGCCTCGACAAAGGCATATGTTGACAATACTTTAAAATCACACACTGATTCTACAGCCGTGCATGGAGCTACTAATGCCGCAACGGCTAGCCGGATTATGATGCGCGACAGCGCGGGAAGAGCTAAGGTAGCGGCGCCAAACGCTGCCGACGACATTGCAATTAAGGGTACGGTAGATGATCATGCTAACCTTACAACGGCCCATGGAGCCACATCCGCAGTGACTGCCAACCGGTTAGTTCTGCGAGACAGTACAGGAAGGGCGCAAGTAGCCGCTCCAGCAGCGTCGGCAGACATTGCGCGACTGGATACCGTTAACAATGCAGTAGGTAATCTGGCAAATCTCAAGACTACCGATAAGAGCAACACGGTCGCCGCTCTCAACGAGCTTTTTATAAATGTCAGTAATGGGAAGAGCCTAGTCGCCGCCGCCATTACTGACCAAGGGGTATCAGCATCAGGCAGCGACACATTTCCGCAGCTGGCGAGTAAGATTGCCTTGATCAAAACGGGCAAAGAGTTTGCCACTGGAACGCTAGCTGTGGCGTCAAGTGACTCGAAATACTTCTTCCACAAGGATGACACATTAGGTGGCGGCCCGTCTATCTATGCATACGGCAAAGAGGCTACGGGTCTATATTTCCAGCCAAGCATCATAGTCATGTTCGCTGACGTATCGGGAAACAGCTATGTGAGCGTGTACAGGCGCGATATGAGACTCCTCGCTAGTCGCGGGCTAGATATACTGAGCTTAACTATTACTAACACCGGGAACGTATCAGGTAAAGCTATCGTAGATTGGGATCCCGCCTTTGTGGGCGCACGTAACTTCCTGCTGCCCGTAATGTCGCCGGGAACATACACTTGGCTTGCCTACCAGTGAAAGCACAAACTGGCCTTGGGTTTAACCGCCTAAAAAGAAAGGTGTTGAAGATGATCATAATATTTAAATCAAAGGGCGTCGTCGAAGCTGTAAAATTTGCGGATTTCGACAAAGCGACGATACAATCAATCATTACATTGTCCGGCATGACCGTAAATTTAGAAGGTATGCACCTGATTGTTTGATACGAGTTAGACTAATTAAAGATGCTACGAACGTTCAATTAGCTGGCTTAGGGCAATTTATTTACAAGAACAGCAGCGGGGAGATCGGTGTGTGATCTCGAATACCTCACAGAAAATTATGAAGAAGTAGAACTAGAAGAAACCGCAAACCATAATGGAAGCGGTTATTCTTTTGCCCTCGGATACCGGGGGCATTTCTTTTGAAAGGGGGAAAGGGGATGGACGGGGTGCAAACTGAGGTGCTACAGCGGATTACGAGAGTAGAAACCAAGGTGGACAATATGGACGATAAGCTGGATCGAGCGATTGCGGCGAATGAGACGGCGGTAGAGGCGCTATCCTCGGCGCGGTCGGCCCACCACCGATTGGACAAGATTGAAGATGCCCAGAAGTGGCTCTGGCGCACCATCGCGGCGTCGATTATTACGATTGTCATCGGAGTTATTTTAACGGCAATTAAGTTGCAGGGTGGGGCGTGAGTACAAGCCGCTAGCGGTATCTAGCATATTTTACAGTAAAGGAAGTGATAGCTATGCAAATGAGAAAACAAGGCAATGCCCAAGGCATCGATGTCTCTCACTGGCAGGGTAAGATTGATTGGGCGAAGGTGGCGGCAAGCGGGATTTCATTCGCTTTTATTAAGGCGACCCAGAACCGCATAGATGAAAGATTCATAGAAAATGCTCGGGGCGCTAAAGCCGCGGGATTATTGGTTGGTGCATATCACTATTTGGACAATTCGATTGTAACAGAGGCTAAGGCGAGAATTGCAGCGCAGTTATTCTTCAGCGCCATGCAATCGGAGGGAGTAAAATTCGACCTGCCCCCTGTTCTGGACTACGAATCGAAGTCCGGCAGCTTAAGCGCGGCGGGGACTAATGCGGTGGCCAAGGCTTTTCTAGCTGAGATAGAACGATTAACCGGAGTCCGGCCGATCCTCTACACCTATCCGGCTTTCATTGGCAACTTCAGCGGATTGAGTCAATACCCGCTCTGGATCGCAAGGTACAGCACGCAGACACCCGTGGATGCTTCTGGCTGGACCCGCTGGGAATTCTGGCAATATAGCGATGGCAAAGACGGAGGCACATTACCTAATGGATCGAGGATCGTGGGTGGGATTAACGGTCAGGTAGATCTGAATGAATTCGACGGCACCGTGGCTGAACTGAGGAGGAAGTACGGATCCAAGAAGGAGGAGACGGAAGTGAGCGAACGCGATGTGAATCAAGTCAGCAATTGGGCTGCTAAGGATTGGGTGGAGGCCAAGGCGAACGGCTACTTCGATGGAACCAGGCCGGGAGCGCCGATTACGAGAGAAGAGACAGCAATCGTGATAAATAGATTAAGAGCAAATTTCCTTAAATTAATTGCAGGCAACACAGCGAGGATCAGCGAGCTGGAAGAAAAATTGAAGCAGATTGAGCAAGGAGGCTAATACGATGAATAAGAAAAGATGGCGCAACTACGCGCTATGGGTCAGTATCATATCTCAATTACTGCTCCTTATTCAGCTTATCGGACATTTGACTGGATTATTCGATTTAACGGATGTGATGAAGCAGGAAATCTTGATGATCACGGATGTCATTCTGGGTCTTCTGGCTACTCTGGGCATTATCTCGAACCCGACCAAGCCGAACAGCGGCGGATATAATCTCTAA